TTTTTTTTTTTGTTTGGTCAAAACCAAATACGGTAGAATTTTTAACGTTGAAACCGGAGCAACGAGTCATGATTCGCAAAGTCGGGCCATGACCAAGCCGTACACGACTGAGTGCGCATTGGCGTCCACTCAGAAGTGAACCCGAAGGAGACAAGAGCGGGACACGATTACATGTCCCCGATGAACTCAGAGAGCCCACCAAGGAGACCAGCGGAATAGTCCATGGTGACAATGTGCCTGAAGCTGGGGAAAACTTCGCCAAAAGTCAAATCCCAATTGCGCTGCCAAAAGTCGTCAAGATCGTCCCGTCCGACCAAGTCGGGCCAGGACAATGACGTCAAAAGATCAGTGATCCCGTGACGATATTGAGACAACATGCGAACGTGATAAGAGACGCCCTCGAGAGAATAGGCGCCATCAGTAACGGCCAGATGGACATTAGCACGTTCGATGAAACAATTGGCAAGCAAATGGCAATATCTGAACTCGTAAGCGTGTGACAAAGCCTTCCCGGCCATATAGAGGTCGTCAGAGACGGCATCATTGGCATTAGGCCGGGAATTAAACTTAGCAAGGACTTTACCCAAAAAAGGAAGCATCACGTGACCCTCTTCCACACCTGGTACAGGGTAGAAGTGTTTCGACAAGAAATGACCTTGCCGAAGCGAACGGAATGAAGTGACTTTTGCTTCCATGCATGCGCGAGCGGCATACGTGGTATAAGTCCGAGCAGCACAACGAGGCCTACGAGGAAGAGCGGCGAGCATGTCGTCACCCAAAAAACAGGCACGAGTTGAGGTTAAACCCCTCGCTTCACACCAACCATTGAAGATGCACAAGTTCCAAAATGTATTCCTAAAAGTCCCATCGGTGCAACCCGACGGAAGTTGATACGAAATATGCGACATAAGTCCGTATTTAGTGGAATACACGGCGAACTTGTTACTCCGGCGGTGGAGGCGGAGGAACCAAGCAGGGCAACCAAGGCGGCGCATAAACTCAATCTCGAGATTTTGAACATCGCGAACCTGACTTTTATCATTAGCGGAAAAGTCAGCCTCGATGAAAGAAGCAGCACGAATGCTACTCAAATGAGAAACAATCTCGGGAGTTTGTTGCTTGTAAGCCACCTTGAATTTGAC